TCGCTGTTGCAGATCGTATCGCCGTAAGGAGACGACATGGCATCCAGTACGACTACCCAACCGGTCACGCTGCGGGACAAGCTGAACGAGCCAAGTCTCGGGAAGTTCGCCGACGCCTTGGCACAGGCTCCCGTGGGCGATGCGCTGGCGATCCTGCTCGATGTGAGCAATCCTTCGACGACTGTTCCGGCCACCACCGTGGGGGCCGCGGTCAGCCAGACCGGTGCCACTGTGGCGACGGCGAGCGCGGCTACTCAGACGTCGAGCTACGTCCAGGCCGACGTTCAGAGCATTGCCACGTTGGCGAATGCCCTCAAGGTCGACTACAACAAGACGATCGCGGACGTAGCCGCCCTGGTGGCGCAGGTCAATGCTTTGCGGGTCGACGATCTCGCTCTGCGGGCAGCGGCAGCGGCGGCTCTGGCCGGAACGCTCGGCGGTGCGACCGAGACGAGCGTCACCGTCACGAGCAACAAGGCGGTGCTCGCGCAGGCGCCGACGCCGAACGGTCTGTTTCAGGTCAACGCGACCGGCGGCACCACCAAGGGCGTCAAGCAATTGGTCATGGATCCCACGGCGACCCTCGTGACCGGTCAAGTCTACTGGGATGGCGGAGTGAATCTGACCTTCGCGGCCATCGATGCCGTCAGCTCGTGCGACCTCATCTACGCCAAGGGCGACTTGAGCCAAAAGGTCTCATCGCTGTTGCAAACCGTATCGCCGTAGCAGAGGCGATCAAACCCCAATGTTTTTCACCAGCTCCACATGCAGCCTCGGATGTCCCAAGGAAGCCCCTGTGGCGCGAAACGTGACTCGGACACTTGCGAGTGCCAGCCCGTTGAAGTCGTCATTCGTGACGACGGCGACGATACAGCCGGTAGACCGCGACGAAAACGAGTAGCCCCACAAGGAGCGAGTCATGCCGAACGAGAACGTACAAGTCCCGAACCCCGGACAACAGTCAGCCGCAGATCCCATTCCGAACGTCACCCAAACCAGTTCACCGCCACCGCAAGTCACAGCGCCCGAATCGTCGGGCAAGAACATCATGCTACCGCAGGCCGCATTCAAGGAGCGCGTACAAGCCGCCAAGCAGTCGGGACGCCGTGAGCTCACGAGCGAACTCGACAGGGAGGCGCAAGCGTTGGGGTATGCCAACCACGCCGCGATGATGGAGATCCTGCGTGCGAGGAAAGGCCAGCAGGCCGCTCCGCGCCCGTCGGGAAATCAACAGGCCAGGCAGCCGGCCCCGGTGACCATCCAGTCGTCGCAGCCGGAACCATCTGCACCGCCGACCCCGCCCAAAAACGGCCAGGACCGCAAAGCCTGGCAGAAGTACGAGCAGGACAGGCGAATCTGGGACCGCGACCGCCAGCAGCTCCAGAAGCAGCTGACGGAAGAGTCCAACCGGCGCAAGAAAGCGGAGCGCAAGGCCGCAGCATCCGAGGCCCGCGCGAACCTGGAGCGCATTGCTGCCGGCTGCGGTGTCAAGCGCATCGGGCAGGCCATCTATCTTTTCGAGCAAGCCCAGCAGGGCAAGACGGTGGAAGAGCTGGAGAAAGTCGACGAGGCAAAATTCTTCGAAGGGCTTCGTCAAACCGATTCTTATCTTTTCGGGGAAGCAGTGATCCCAGCCACGACGGGCACGACCAGCGCGCCGCCTGGGTCGCGAACTCCTCCGAGGCCGGCCGAAACCTCGACCGCCGCCGGAAGTGCGAACGATGTCGACGTCATGAACATGACCGAGCAGGAATTCGCCCTCCGCCAGCGTCAGCGAGGGATCCGAACGGTCCCCATGGGATTGGGCTGAGCGATAGGCACGGGGACACGAAACACAAACAAAAGAGGAAGTCATGGCACTGAATTTTTCCGTCATCCAGCAAGATCCAACGATTCGAGCCCTCGTGCAGGACAACTCGCTTGTCCGCCAATTCCGCGACCCCCTGTTGCCGCGCAATCTGTTCCGAGGCGAAGCGATGCCTGTCCATCAGCCGGGCAACGCAGGCGACTTCTTCTACTTCACTGGCGCGGGCCTGATGACGCCGAACCCGAACCCACGCAATCCTCAGCACGAGCCCGTGGCGAAGGACTACCAAAAAGAGCAGTGGAGCATGCAGCTCCACGAATACTACGACCGATGCCCGGACACCCACATGCCGACATCGATCGTGGCCATCGTCAACCTGCTCAACGAGAACCTGAAGGCTCTCGGGTTGAACGCAGGCCAGACGCTCAATCGCGCGGTTCGCGACAAGCTCTACAACGCCGGGATGAGCGGCTGGACCGTGGCGAGCGCAAACGTGGGTGGCGCGAGCACGATTCCGGTGACCCGACTGAAGGGGTTCACCACCGCGCGCCGTCCCGATCTGGCCAACGGCAGCCCCGTTGCATTCCAGGCGGTCAGCAGCACCAACCCGCTCTCGATCAGCTACGTCCACTCCGCGACCACGTACACCGCGACGGTTGTTCAATACACGCCGACAACCGCGGGAGACGATGTCGGGCCCGGCACCCTCACGGTGCTCGAGACCGTGACGCTGACGGCACGTGACCCGATCTTCGCGAGCGACGCGAGCTTCGTGGTGCGCGCGGCCGCTGGCGCCAACAGCATCGACGCTCTCACGAGCACGAGCACGAACGGCTTCACCTACGACCTGTATCGCCAGGCGATCGGCCGTCTCGAAGACATGAACGTGCCCAAGTATGCCGACGGCTACTATCACGTGCATATGAACAGCTACTCGAAGGGGCAACTGTTCGGCAGCGAAGAGCAGCGCCAGTTGCTCACGAGCTTGCCTGACCATTATTGGTTCAAGCGGTATACGCTGGGCGAGGTCCTGGGCGGACTGATCTTCAACGACACGGACTGTCCGCGCAAGAGCACCGTGGTGGGTGGCCTAACGAACACCTACGTCGGCGGAGAGAACGGCGAAATGTTCGCCGGCGAGACCATGAACGCGACCGGCCTGGAAATCCAGCGCCCGATCTTCTTGGGCGCCGAGGCGGTGTACGAATACTACAACGACCTCTCGGGCCTCATCACCGAGGCGGGTGTATGCGGCGTGGTCGGCGAGTACCAGCCCGCGCAGCTCACCAACAACGGCGTCGAGGTGAACGTGGACCGCGTGCAGGTCTACATCCGAGCGCCCGTGAACGTGAAGGGCGACATCGTGACGAGCATCTGGCGGTCCATCATGGACTGGCCGACCCGCACCGACGCCACGACTGGTGATGCCGCGCGCCACAAAAGAACGGTCGTGGTGGAACACGTCTAATCGCAGAACGTCCCCACGATGGAACCTCAGCGGAGCAGCTCGCACACGGACGGCCCTTCGGGGCTGGCGGGCTGCTCTGCGTTTGATTTGCCCTTCGGGGCAATAAATGGACCTGGGCTTGCTTCTGGCAGCCGTAACCACACGCGGTCGTGTCGCTGTGGTCTGGTCCGCCGGCTTGGTGGCGGCATTTCGGTGCTTGCCCATACGAACAGGCCGGTACGCCGCACTGGTCGCCTGACGGTTGCTGATACGTGCTGTGCCCGCTTGGTCGGTGGGTCTTCATGCCAGCCTTTAGATGGCGAAGTTGGACTGGCTTCGGCCGTGTCCAATTTGTTGTGCGGTTTGGTGAGCACGCGATCTTCGGATCGCGCGCTCTTTGGTGGCTCGGATACTAGTGATCCGCAGGTGGCTTCGGCCATGACGTCGGCTTCGAGTCTGTGCAGACCCCATCGTCCTGGGAAAAAGGACGTAACTGCAAATACTGGATTCCGACGCCCCACCGCTCTTTTCTCGACCACCCAAAGGACGGACCCATGAGCCAGTGGAGCGACAAGAACCAGAAGCGGGCGCCCGATCAGCCCAAGCTCGACGTCGACGACGCGAAGATGACGCCGGAGGAATTCGCGGCATCCAAGCGCGCGCCCGAGCCGCCTCCGCCGGAAAAGCCGACCGCACAGCCTCCCAAGGTGGCCGACACGTCTTGCCTCTACCGAGTTCTCGAAGCGAAGAAGTTCCGCATGGGGACCGTGATGGCGCGCTTCGAGGCTGGCCAGGTCCTGAACGCTACCCACTACATGCCAGAGGCATTTCGCGAAATTCTCGCTCAGGTAAAGACGGAGCCCGTCAAGGGGTAACGTGCTATCTGCCGCGGAGAAAATGAGGATCCGGCATCACTTCGGGATGCCGTTGTTGGCGATGAACCCGACCATTTCGGCCGGCGTTCCGTTGCCGACGCCTCTTTTGACTCGTCTCGAATTGGCGATGGATCTTGTGCTCACCGATGCCGAGCCCATCATCAGGGCCGACCTGCAGCGGTGCGATGAATCGGAGAACGAGCTACGCGACGCCCAGGTGCGACTCGCGGCCAGCAAGGTCTCGGACATCGACCTGCGCCCCGACGAGCTCACCCAGCGCGAGATCGCGTATATGCGGTGGGTGGGGCGGCTCGAGGACGACCTCGGCGTCTGCATCAATCCGTTCTCGGATCGGGCGGCGTTCCGGCCGTCTGCCAGCGTGAACAACGTGGGCAACATCAGGGTGACCCGATGAGCTTGCCAGTCGTCGTCGAGCACGTCGGCGTGGCCACGTCCAAGGCCTGCCTGGACAGCTTCGGCTCCGGGCCCATGGACACGAACTTCACGGCGTACTACTCGGCGCAGTGCCAGAACCAGCAGGACATCGTGGGCGCGGTGGGCGCCAATCCGCCCGTGGTGCTCGAGCTGGGGAACGTCGCGAGCGTGCGCGTGCTGATCGCCAGGGTTGTCGGAAACAGCGTTACCCTGCTGCTCACCAGCGCGGACGGTGTCCAGCAGAAGCTTCCGCTCAGCGGGGGCGGGCTCGCGCTGTTGTTTCTGCCAAACGTCGGCGACGAGATCACCGAGATCGATGTCGCGGGAGATGGCTCGACCGTCAGCTACTACGTCGCGGGAGACGTTGCGTAATGTCGGTCCCAGCGCGCATCAAACACACCGGCTCGCTGATAGCCGAATCGCAGTCGTCGTGCTTCTGGACCCTGAGCGGCGGCCCCATCAACACGAGCTTTCACGCCACCTACGCGGCCCAGAAGCAGGCCCAGGACGGCGTCCTGAACGTGCTCGTGGGCGCGCCGCTTTCGCTTCCGTTCGAGAACATCACGAGGGTACGGGTGGGGATATTCCAGGCCACCGGCGCGCCTTGCACGCTGCTGCTCACGAGCGCCGCTGGAGCAAGCCAGGCAATCCCAATGAGTGACGGCGGGATCTTCCTGTTCCACAACCCGGGCGTCGGCGACGAGTTCACGGCCATCGCGGTCGCGGGGACCGGCCCGGCGACGGTGAGCTATTTCATCGCGGGTGACGTGTCCTGATGCCAGACGAGCGCACCCAGGTAGATCCGGCCCTGGAGAAAGACCAGGCGAGTGGCGCCGTGCACACGGAGCGCCAGCCTGCGCGGAATCTCGTCTATTCGATCGCGCCTTCGATCGATGTGATTCGCCAAATCGCGACTGACCTCGGAGTTCGGCCGTACCGGGTATTCATGATCCACGTGCAGTGGACCGGCGCCCGGCGTGGCGAGGGCCAACCGACCGAGATCGCGCGCATCGAGATCTTGCCGACGCCCAAGGTGCAGGACATGGCCGCCACCACGCAGGTTTTGCAGGCCATGGGGCTCACCGAGGCCGGCGGGCTGACGGTGAGTCAGATCAGCTTGCGCTTCACCGAAGACGACTTGATGGGGAAGACGCAAGATCTCATCGATCCTGAGATCCGCCGGACCGGGCTGCGCAACGCCGAGTTTTTCTGGGAAGTCGTGGAGGCACGTCCCACGGGCCCGGCGCCGATCCCCAGGCGGTACGTGCCGGCAGACGTCCCGATGAGGGGCAGCTCGGGGTGGCGGATTACGCTCACGAAGCAGACGGGCGACCGAGCCCGCGGCCAAACCTTCAACCGGACGAGCGCCTGATGGCCAGCCGAGTGGTGAAAATCGGCGAGCTCGGCGCGTTTGTCTCCGGACTCACGCGCGACCGGCACAAGGCTGGCGTCAAGGCCATTCAGCAAACTGTGCGCGAGCGCGGGCGGCCCTTCATCGCGACGGCGATCCAGACCACCACGCCGCGCAGGCCATTCGACCGCGGGACCTACCAGAATTCGTGGAAGGTCGTCCCGCTGCCGGATGGTGCGCGGCTCTACTCGTCGAGCCCTTACGCTTCTGTCATCGAGCGTGGCCGTCGGCCTGGATTCGGCGTTAGCCGCGCGGGCATCCAGGCATTGCAAGGCTGGGCACGTCGTCACGGGATGGATAACCCGCTAAGCGCGGCCTTCGCCATCGCGGCCAAGATCAAGAAAGAAGGCCAGCCTGCCAAGCTCGTGCTCGAGCGCGCGTCGAAGCTTCTGGCCGCCGAAGTCCGCAAGGCGTACCACGCGGCCATCGCGGGAGGCGCCCAATGAGGGCCATGGCCAAAGACGAATTCAGCCGCACCGCCACGATGGACGTGCGGGGCGCCATGGCGGCGACGCTGGCTCGGTACATCGCAGGTCTGAAGTTCGATACGCTCGATGGTGGTCCTGACTTGCAGTTCGCCGAGGTGTTCGACGAGTGGCCGAGCTACCTAGATCGTGCGGTTCCGCCGAGCGGGTGCGTTTTGCCCAGCTCGTGGAAGTACGGCGCGGCCGTGCTGACGCCGGTGCTCATCGAGGACACCTGGGAGCCCAAGGGCGAGCCAGGGTGGGGATTGTGGAAGACGGCCGAGGCGGAAGTCGAGTTCGAGCTCTCGTTTCGGACGACGTCGGCTGTCGAACGCGGAAAGCTGATCCTTGGGATCGAGGACGCTTTCCAGTCGACCTCGCAGGAGGCGAACCGGGTTGTACTGCCCTTGCCCGACTATTACGGCCTTGACGCTCGCTACTCTCTCCTCAGCGCGCGCGTGATCGACTCAGAAGATCAGGCGATACGCGAGCAGCGCGACGCCGTCATGACCATCTCGGCCCAGGCCGACAAGGTCGTTTTGAGGCCGGTTTTCCCGATGTCCTTGACCATTAAGAAAGTTTCCGTGGACACGAACCCACTGACCATCAGCTAGGAGCCATCATGTTTTTCTACAGAACAGCCACCATGCCGAGCGTCCAGAAAATTCTGGAGCTCGAGCGAATCATCGTTGTCGATGGCGCCGGCAATAACGTGCCGGTGTCGGCCTCGGCGGCCAATGCCTGCCTGGTCGGAGAATTCGTACAGGGGCCGTTCTCCCCGCAGGTCATCCACAATCCTGGGGACATCAACACGCTCTACATGAACGACCCGAACAAGTTCACCCTCATCAGCCAGGGGAGCTTCGACCGGGCCGCCGACGACCAGAACGGCGCCGGCATCGCTTTCGACGGCAACGGCTGGGCCGAGCTCAAGGGCAAGACGCTCACGGGTCTGGTTATCCAGCGTGTCGACACCGACATGGTGGTGGGCAACCCCAGTACCACCAAGGCATTCGTATCGTTCACCGTGACGGTGAATGCGGCGGACATCACGTCGGGCGTGACCAACAAGGACATCAACATCCCCGCGGGCACGCGCTTCGGAAACGCGGCGCTTGGTAGTGCCAGCGCGATCGTGGCTCTCACGCAGGCGATCGTCATTCCGGCCGGCACGACGTGCAGCGGCTCGCTGGCGCTGGCGATCTCGTTCACACAAGATCCGGCGACGGGCGTTTTGACCTACGTCAGCTCAGGAGCGACCACGGGCGCGACGGCATTCTTCGTGCTCGGGCTGAGCGACGCCAGTGGTCCGATCAGTACGATCTTCGATGCGGCTCTGCCGGGCGTGAACGTCGGCACGGTCATCTCGAGCAGCGGGATCCAAACCGTCAGCGTCGCCAGCCCGGCGACCTACGTGCCCGTCTTCGCGCCCGCCGGCGGCGGCTCCCAGGGCAGCACGCTCGGTGACTGCATCGCGCTCTGCTACCCCAACGCGATCGCGGCCACGCTGCCGGGCACGGACGCGACCAACGACATCATTGTGATCTGGTCGGCCCGCAACTGGAAGGGCTCCGATGCAAACACCAAGGCCATCCGGACCGCTCTGTGGTCCGCCAATGCCGTCGTGGCAAGCGCGAGCGGCCGGGGCCGCATCGCCTGCGTGACGTCCTTCCCGGCCAAGTCGGCCAGCGCGACTGACCGTCTTGCGGCCTTCAACGCCTACCTGGCGCTGGTACACACGACCGACGCCGTCACCGACCCGGATTCCGACCGCTACTGGGCATGTGGCCCCTACCAGCAGGTCTTCTCGACCGAGCTGAATCAGGACATCGTCATCAGCGCTTGCGGGTTCCGCGCCGCCATGAAGGTGAACCTTTTCAACGCCGGCCAGTCGCAGTACCTGACCTCCGTGGGCAGCCCATTCAACACCAGCATCCAGGGCATCGATGCTCAGGAGCCCGCTTTCGCCGCGCAGCCCTTGCAGGACAACCCGCTCGGGTTCTCAGAATACGTCGCCATGAAGGCGGCGGGCGTGGCGTGGCTGGTGAAAGACCGGACCGTCGGGTGGTGGTTCTACTCGGGCGTAACGGGCATCAACCCGACCGGGCCGTTCGCCAACCGGGTGGATGACAACCGCCGAAGCTTCGCGGATGAGATCCAAGATGTGATCTTCGGTCTCGCGGCGTACTACTCGAAGCTTCCGGGCACGCCGGACAGGCAAGACGCCTTCGCGGGCAGCGTGCAGGCGTACACGGACCAGCTCGTCAATCCAGGGCCAGGCATCGAGCAGCGCGCGCTCGCGCAGCAGGTTCTCGACGGCGCCGCCGCGGGAAATACCCAGACGCTCAACGCCCAGGGGATCTTCTTCTACTCCGTCTCGGTCGATATGGTCGGCTCGCAGAAGAGCATCGTCATCAACACCCAGATCGGGACCAACGTCGTCATCACCCAGGTCGGGTAAGGAGCAGTCATGGCCGATTTTCGCCTATTAGGTAACGAAGTCACTCTCCGGCTCACGAGCAACGGCGCGCTCCTATCCGAGATCACGACGATCAAGGATCTGACCGCCAAGATCGGCATCAAGCTACTCTCCGAGGGCTACCTCGGCGAGATGGCCAACCGCCACCGTGAAATCTTCGAGGAATGCTCGGGGACGTTCAACATCGTTCCCGAAAACGAAGCCCCCTTCACGCTGCAACAGCAGATCTACAGCCGGGCCAGGCAGGCGGGCGCGGCCGACGTGCAGATCAACCTCGGCGTGCGGCTGGCGTTCCCGAGCGGAACGATCTTCCGCCTGACGTTCCCGGACCTGCACTTCGAGACCATCGGCGACTTCAACCAGGCGGGCCGCGACAGCTTCGCGTCCATGGCGTGGGCGTGGAAGTCGACCAAGTACATCCCGAGCTTCTAGGAGGATCTCATGGCGGAGCAATTCAATCCGGCCCAACCGGGCAGCATCGAAGCCGCGCTTCTGGCGCAGATCCCAAAACACACCTTTAAGATCCCAGACGAGAAGCGCGACAGCGAAGGCAAGCTGGTGTCGAAGGGCGTGCGCGAGTTCGCGACCGACCCGCACACGATCACGCTGCGCCAGCTCACCTACGCCGAGGAGACGCAGGCATTCGAGGCCGCGTCCGTCCGCAAGACGTCGTTTAACTACGAGGGGGCGCTGCGCTCCATCGTGGCGGCCGACGGCAAGCCCGTCACGTGGACCAACAACGAGAAGGAGACCTTCTTCTCTGGTCTGTCGAACAAGGTGCGGGACCTGGTCATCCGTGCCTTCGCGCAGGTGGCGCTCCCTACCGTGCAGGAGGCGTCCGATTTTTTAGCCAGCGAAACCATCGAAGTCTAGCTGAACAGAACCTTTGGGACTCGATCGCCTACATCGCCCGCTACGGACACCAGCCACTCTCTGAGATTTTCAAACTCACATCGTCTCAAGGAGAAAAGTTCGCACGGGCACTTAAGAGGCTAATTCAACAGGAGAACGCGGAATAACCCTTGGATGAAAATACCACCACAGTTGAGGGCATAGATTTTCGAGCCGCGGACGTCAATGCGTCGGCCGTCGCGGACAAGATCGGGCACTCGTTCCACAAGCTTCACGAGGTCACGGAGCGGGCGCGCGAGAAGCTGAGCGAATTCGGCAAGAGCGCGCTCATGGGCGGCCTCGCCTCGGTCGGACTCGGGCTCGGTCTGCACGAAATCTATGGCAAGGCCAAGGAGGCCCACCTCGAAATCGACCGCGTGAAGAAGAGCGTTGCGGGCGCGCAGTTCGCGTTTCAGGGCTGGAAGCCCGGCTTGTCCCAGCTCGACAAGATGAAGTACTCGACCGAGCAGGCGTCCGGCGTGACCAAAAAGCTGCGCGAGATGGAGTTGAGTCTTCATGCCCCGCTCGAAGACCTCGGCGCCACGTACAACCAGGTTGCGCAGGTCGGATTCGGCCGGCTCGGCATGTCCCAGAAGGGTGTCCTTGAGCTGACCGAGAAGATCACTGCCGCGGCCAAGGTCTACGGCATCTCGGGAACCGAGGCCATCGAGAAGGTCAACCGAGCACTGCTCATAGGCCACGTCGGCTTACGTGACACGACCGGCCTGGCCGACACCCTCCGCACCGCCCTGCACATGAAGAAGGGCGAGCACCTCAGCCCCGAAGAGATGATGAAGCGGATGGAGAAGGGCCTCGGCGACATGGTCCCGGCCGCCAAGGAACTCGGCAAGGACATGGAGGGCGGACTGTTCGAGGCCGAGCACTTGGTCAAGGAGATGCTGGTCGACCTCACGGGACCATTATTCAGCGAACAGACGAAGAGCCTCTCCGAGTGGGTGAAGAAACTTCGCGAGGTCAAGGAAGACGGCAAGTCCATCATGCAGATCTACGGCGAGAAGCTGGCCGGGTACTTCGACAAGCTCAAGTCGGCGACGGCATTCATCGTCGACCACTGGAAGTCTTTGTTCGCCCTCTACGCCACGTCGAAGTTCGCTGGATTGATGGGCGCGGGCACCTCCGGCGGCCTCGCCACAGCGCTCGGGTACGGTGGTGGGGGTGGCGCCGCGTCCGCGATGGGGCTTGGCGAGCTGCTCTACGGCAAGAAAGTGCGCGGGAGCATGGGCATGCTCATAACCGACTCGACTACCTTCGGCGACAGGCTTCGCTCTGCGAGCGGAGGTCTCGGTGGGTTCACAGGCAAGCTGCTTTCCGCGGCGCCGGCTCTGACGGCTCTCTACATTGGCGCCAGTGCATTCGCCGATTGGGCCAACTCAAGGCACGAGGCCAACCAAATGGAAGCGGCGAAGCTGGACCTCGACACCTACGACAAGCTCAGTGCAAAACGAACAGGCACAGGAGAAGACCACCCTGCCGCCGCTCTCGCTGACTACCTGCGGATGACTGAGCTCGGAGACAAGTACGGAGCCGATCCGAAGGCGGTGGCCAGGATGTTTTCGGCCATGGACACAGATCAGCGGACCAAGTGGGCCGACAAACTTGGATCCAAAATGCAGCAGGAGGTGGTGAGTGGACAAGGCGGGGCAGCCGTTTTTAGTCGCCGCGACATTAGTCCGGAAGGGCTAGCAACGGCATTCGGCGAGAGCGTGGCGGCGGCGCTGATAAAGGATTCGGCAGCAGGGATAGGCGTGCTGGCGAATAAAGACAACATGTTGAGTTGGGGTGCTGGATCTCCCAACACAAAGAAAGACGTTCCCCACGGCAACATCAACATCCAGAACCTCACGATCACGCAGGACTTCAAGGAAGCCGACCCTGACCGCGTCTTCCACAAGGTTTCGACCGAGATAGCGGCGCTCGGCCACGGCAATAGCCGATTCAACAACCGGGCGGGCATCTGATGCGAGCGCGAACCGTTCTGCAAATTCTCGCGCTGGCCTGGGCGGCGCTTCTATTCTGCGGGAACGCGAAGGCCAGCACCACCGAGCACGCGCTCGAAGCGCTCTGCCCACGGCACATGGACTTGGCGCCATTCGTGGATGTGGCGGCGCGTCGGCATTTCGTGCGGGCCGAGTGGCTGGTGGCCAACATGGCGGCCGAGTCGCAGTGCAATCCGAAGGCCGTCAATCGCCGGACCGGCGCTGTGGGGCTACTGCAAATCCTTCCCAAGGGCAGCGCGAATCCCACGCATCTGTCGATCGAAGCGCTGAAAGACCCGGCCATCAATCTTGACCTCGGCGCGCGACACCTGGCGAGCCTGTTCGTCCTCTGCGGCGCGCTCGGCCCTGCCACCCACGTGTATCACGGGCACGCGCGCTGCCGCGGCTGGCGAGATGATCCACATGTGAGGCGCGTCTGTCTCATGCTCCAAATCGCCCTGCGGTGGATTGCGGAGGCGAACCGTGGCTGATTCGAGCGCGACCGCCTTCACGATCGACATTCTTGAAGGCGACCTCGCCGGGACGCAGATCGCCCTTGTGGGGACGATGCTGCCCTTCAAGGGCGTCAGCTTCGCGACCAAGCAGCGGGTCAAGACGACCTACTATCCGGGAAACCCGGTGGCGTCCCAGCAGGTCTTCGGGGCCACGAAGGAAAACACCACCGTTTCCGGCGTCTGGTACGACGGCGCGCTGGGGGACGGGAACGCGCGCGCGTTGGTTCGTCAGATCGAGTTTCTCGTCGAGCGTGGTACACCGGTCGAGGTCCAGTGGGGCTCGGGCGTCGCGGGAACAGAAATCGACGTTGGGGTGGTCCGTCGCGGAATCATCAAGAGCATCGATCCGAAGTATGACCTGACGGAGATCATCCCTTGGACGATAGAGTTTGAGTGGCGCGGCGAAGATCTCCAGACGAAGCCGCCCACCTTCGCCGCTGGCGTGTCGGGCCAGCAGTCGCCGGCTGAAGAGTTCAGCGCGCTGTCGGACCTACTGACCGGGACGCTCGCGACCTTGTCGAGCTGGCGGCACTCGGCATTTCGGATCCTCGGCGCCGGCACTGGCGCTATCCTGACGGTCAATAATGCCCTCGACGACGCCCAGAGTGCGTTCTCGAATGCAATATCGGTATTCGACACTGCGGCGGCTGTCGCGGACGACGTCGCACAACTGCCGTCAAACGTGGTCGACCGCGTGCGCGGAGCCTGCGACCGCGTGGTGTCGTCGGCCCAGAATGTCCGAGCCGCCATCGACGACGTGTGCGGCCTCCAGCCGCTGGTGGGCGGGCTCAAGGGTCAGGATTGGATCGACGCCGCGGAGTTCGTGAGCCTCGAGGCCAAGACGGTCAAGCAGGCGCTTTTCCCGACGGACGACCCACTCGACCAGCTCGACGGGATGTCCCAGCAGTACGATCTCATCAGTGCCCTCGACACCATGGCCGAGTCCGCGGCGATCGAGTCGGCCGCGCTGTCCGCCAAGCAGACGCCGATCGTGATAGCCGAAGTGCGGCCGCCCGCGGGAAGCGACCTGCGCGATCTGGCGCTCCAATACTACGGCAATGCCGATCTGTGGGTGCTCATCGCCGACTTCAACGACCTCGACAGCAGCGAAGTTCCCACGACGCCCACCGGACCGAGCGATCTCGGCGCGCCGCCGATCTTGATCCCGGACCAGACCGCGTATGCGGTGATGCTCGCTCAGCTTTGGGGAGCGCCGCAGGTCGACCAATCGCAGGGAGGGGGTTGATGATCGGACCCCAGAAAGTCGAACGGCCCGCTAGATGCCCTGATACTTCTCGGGGGTCTTTAGGGGTAGCTATGTCCAGAGAGTGCAGCAACCGTGGCTGAACCGCGCCTCTATAGACCAGCCTGGTTCCTCCGCCTCTTCGTGCGCCTCGAGGACTTCGGCACCGCCGACACGTCGGACGCTCAGCCCAGCACCGCGCCCTACGCGACCAAGACCAAGGCGATCGAGTCGCAGATCGACGCTAATGAAACCGCCATCGCCCAGGAAGAGGTCGCGACCGTGCTCGGCAACTCCCGCGGCCACGCCCTGGCGGAGAGGCTGCGAGCTGCCAACACCAAGCTGGAGGCGCAAAAAAACAAGCAGACCGGGCGATCGGCGGTCGACAAGGCCGGGCCGGGCGATTCCTTCTCGGTGCAGTTCGTGACCGTCCCGAGCGAAATGGAGATCGAAGATCGCGGGTTCCGCGAGGCCGCGCAGCTCACGGCGACGTTTCCCTTCGCCGACATGCCGCTTGACCCGCGCATCATTCGCGAGTGCCGCGTGGAAGGATGGCTCGGCACCGTCAACGCGGCCGACTTCGGGACGCCGGACAACTGGCACCTCAAGCCCGCGGCCGATTTCTCCAAGACCTGTGTGCTGCGTTTCAACGGCTACATCGATCTGCCCGAGATGGAGCACGACGACAGCGATTCGAAGATCCACATCAAGGCGCGCAGCTTTGAAGCCGTGCTGATCGACGGAAAGATCAACCCCCACGCGCCCGCCTACCGGATGCAGCAGGGCAAGGACGACGAGCCGATCACGGCCTACGTAAATCGGATCTTGTCCCAGTACCCGCCCACGTCAGGCGACGCCGGTGGAGATCCATTCCGCTGCGTCTGGTACGGCGACCCCACGAAAGAGCCGAAGCTCGGGCGCAAGACCCTCCTGCGCTCGCTCCAGACGGCGAAAAGCCGCAACCTGGCCAATGGCGCCCAACCGGGGCAAGAGCCGCCTCCTCAGATCGAAGGGGCAGAGGTCCAGCCAGACCCCACGGGCGCGGGAGACAGCGCGAGCGGCGGCCAGGCGAGCATGCCAGGAAAGTCCGTCACGCCGGACGGGATGAGCATCTGGGATCTCATCACGCAGGCCTGCGAGCTCGCCGGCTGCATGCCGCTCTACCAGCCCAGCCTGCCACCATTCCCGCTCGCCACCGGCCAGGTGACGACCGTCGCGGGCGTAGTGACGCCACAGTTCAAAATGGTCCAGGCGGCGAACTACCTGATCCTTGCCCCACCGCAAGCGTTCCTCGAGAACATCACGTCGAGCCGCAACGCCACCTCGGGGACTTCGCGCGACGGCTTCCAGCGGACATTCCAGGATGACGCCGGCGCCTGGGACACAGACATCCGTTTCATGGTTTGGGGCCACAACGTCAAGTCGATGAAGATGAGCCGCAAGATGGGACGAACGCGGCCCACGGGCGTCGAGGTGCGGGCCTACAACCCCGATGCCTCGGCCACTCTGCGGGTGATGTCCGCTCGGTTCCCGCCCAAGGGGACCATCGAGGCCAAGGCCATCGCGGGTGTGAAGACCGGAAAGAAGGGCGCGACCAAGATGACCGCCAAGGGTGGCGGCAAAGTCGAAGTCTTCCGGACGTTCCTACTCCAGGGCATCCGAGACCAGCACGCGCTCGAGCAGGCCGCGGTCAGCATCTACCACCAGCTCACCCGTGCCGAGCTTTCGATCGAGCTCGAAACGGACGAGCTGTCGAGCTACATGGATCCGGACGCAAGCCTCCGCGCGCAAAGTCTCGTGAAATGCGAGAACGACGATCCGGACCTGATGCGTCTCTGCGCGGGAACGCCGGTGCGGGTAACGGTTGCAGCACAGTCCGAGGGCGAGGACAATCTCGTGATCTCCAGCCTCTCGGACTTCTACGGCAGCAAGGGCGCCAACATCGCCGACCTACTCCAGAAGCAGAACGAGCGGTGGGCGCTCTGGCTGAACGCCGATGGCCAGCAAAACATCCAGGCCGTCGACCAGGTGGCTCAGCGGATCCAGGCTGCATACGATGCCGCTCGCCTGCCGGACATTTTCTACGTTCGCAGCATCAAGCTCAATTGCAACGCCGACGCCGAGGCGAGCGGCTTCAAGGCGACGATGGAGCTGGTCAACTACATGCCGGACAACGATCCGAACCTCATGGACGACGACACCAAGGCCATGAACGACGACCGGAAGATCAAGAAGAAGGGCAAAGCCTCGGTGAAGCAGTCCGCGCAGGACAAGGCCACCCAGAAAATCGTCGATGACGTGGAGCTCGAAACCCTCATGGGGAGCGCGCGATGAGGCACGGCGGACACAGCTTTGGTACTCGCCACGTGGGGAGTTTCGATACCGCGGCCATGCGCGAGGGGCTGGCGAGCCCTGGTATGGACACGCGCTACTGGATCAGCCGCGGCACCGTGGGGACCATGGGCGACGACGGGACGTTCGATGCGACCGATCCGAACGCCATTTGGACCGGCCCAGAGGGCGTCGAATGCGACGTCAAACTGGAGCCGCTGGAACAGATGGTCACGGCCCTGTGGAGCAAGGGAAGCGCAGAATGCAGCGATATCAGCCCGATTCGGCCGGGCGACCAGGTCGTGGTCGAGAACCCAGGCGGCGATCTCATGAGCCCGGTTATCATCGCGCTCGTGCACTCCCGCGGAGCCAAGCAGCCCATGACTGCGGGCGTGCCGATCTTCGACAACAAACGCCGGCTCATCTACCAGGCGACGACCGACCTCGACATCCGCTGCGTGGCCGGCAAGGCATCGATCGCGGCGGGCCCGACGAGCATGTGGGTGAAGCAGGACCAGGTGCAGCTCGGCGCGGAGAACGCCGCCCACCCGGTCATGCAGGGCGATAGCTGGCAGTCGGCGATCAATGCGTTCCTGACCAAGCTCGGTGCCGCCCTGATGACCGTTGCGCCGGTGGCGACAGACAGCGGGTCGCTCATTACGGCGCTCAACAGCACCGACATCCCCAAGCTCATCTCCGCCGCTTACCTTTCCGCAAACGTCAAGACCACTTGATGACAAATACCACCCGAAAGCGATAGGATTCAGCCGATGCCAGCCGCAGTTTGCAATCCGTACCTCGAACAGGGCGCCCCGTGGGCGATGGGCATCGAAACGGATTTGGACTACACCGGCCTGCTCGGCCGATCGTGGCTGCGCCATTGCCTGAGCGGCCAGACCGTCGCCACCCCGACCGTTACGGTCCCGACGGCGATGGGTGAGCGCATCGACGTCGAGCTCACCGCAGAACAGACCATGGCCATCCCGGCTCCGGGCAAAACCTTCTCGGAAACCGAGAGCTACAATTTCCTCGTCGAGCTTTACGACCCACTAGACGCCACGCGGGTCTACCGGATGGTCAACGGCGTCGCGCGCGTGTCGCCGCGGGGGCGCCCATGAATCAAATCCCTACTGTTCGAGTCTGCGAGCTTGGGAAGATCAAGACGTCCACCGTCGAACTTGGCCCTAAAGGTAAGCAAGGAATCCCAGGACCTCCAGGGCCTCCCGGCAGCGAGAATTCGTTGACGTTTCAAGATCCCGAAAAGGCAAAGGCGTTCGCGGACGATTGGGCCGCACTGATGGCAGTCGAAATTGAAATCCCCGGAGAACCGCTCAGGATGGAAGACATCCTCACAGGGCAGCTTCGGCAAACAGACGCGCATGTCCTGCGCCCATTCCTGGTGGACGAGTAATCGTGCTCGGCGGCTATGGCGCCGAGGCTTTCGGCGACCCGATGGGCGGGGGCGGTGGTCTGCAC